TTTCCTCTGTTAGTACGGAGTTGACATTACAATTATCTTGTTTTGCTAAGAAATTTAAAGAACACTGCTTAAATAAACAGCCTTGGTATGCTCCTGGTAAAAATCCAAAACAAATCGAAAGAAGATTATATACTTTATTCAGAAATGAATTTAAAATGGTTACTACTGATTTCGATAAAATGGATGGACGTGTTTCAAAATGGTTACAACAGGAGGTTGTAACAACTATCTATTCTAGTTGGGTGCATGACAAACATCGTACTGAATTATTACAATTATTAAAACGACTACACAATGCTACGGCTGTTACGGCCGGTGGTGTTAAATACAAACCTGGTTACAGCGTTAAAAGTGGCAGTCCTATAACCACTGATGGAAATACCATCATCAATGCATTTATTTTTTATTGCGCTTTACGTAAATGTGGCAATGGAGAATTTGCAGCTTGGTCAAAAATAGGACTGGTTTGTGGTGATGATGGCATAATACCTGAATATGGTAATTGTGCAGACATGTGTGAGTTAGTTGCACGTGAGTTGGGTATGGTAATTAAATCTGAGGTGCATTCAAATATGGACCCCATACCTTACTGTGGTAGATACTTTTATATAGACAATGTTAACATCGTAAGTTTTGCTGATCCAATGCGAACAATATCAAAGTTGCATTTAACAGCAAAATCTCCATTGTCTGATGAACAATGCTTAGTAAATAAAGCCTGTGGTTATATTGTTACTGATACTCAAACACCAATAATTTCTGATTGGTGTCGGAGAATTTTTCAATTATATCCTAACGTAACCCCTAAGGCTATGACGGATGATCAGTTATTTAAATTAGAACATCCCTGGAATCAAGCACCTTGTATGCAGATGTTTTCCAAAGTTATTGGAATTGACACTGCATTAATAATAAACTTGATTCAGGAAATTTCAAAATCTGATTTGAAACAATCTTTTAAGCATGTACTACCAAATTTTTCAGAAACCACAAAAATTAACGTTCAACAAGATAACAAATTATTGATAACACCAAAACAAAAAGATTTTCAAAAACACAAACCTATTATTATTAAAAGAGGCAATTTTAATAATTATAATAGGAAAAGAGATAGTCATTTTAACAATTACAATAAAAATAAAACATTTCAGAGAGGTGATGTTTAAAATAAATATGAATTT